GGTCGAGTTCGACCAGATCGCCCTGACCATCATCAGAACGGTCGTTAATTCAGCAAGCGAGGAAAATCCTCGCGGACGGTAGAGTGAAATGAGCGCATATCCTATTGCAGCTACTCCGTACCTTGGTAGTAACCAAAGTCCGGCTTATAGCGGCATTTTTATCCCGGCCATCTGGTCCGGGAAGTTCGTAGAGAAGTTCTACGATGCGACGGTGCTGGGCGCGATTGCGTCCACGGACTATGAAGGTGAGATCCGTAACTACGGCGACACCATCAACATCCGCACGCATCCGACCATCACCATCAATGCCTATTCGGCGAACCAAGCACTTACCGTGCAGCGTCCGTCGAGCGCGTTGGTGCAGCTCCAGATTAACCAGGGCGCCTACTTCAACACGGTCCTCGATGACGTGATGGAGATCCAGGCTGACGTTGATCTTCTGAGCAACTGGGCCGACAACGCGTCGGAGCAGATGAAGGTTTATGTCGATACGGCGATCCTCGCGATCTCCAGCATCGGCATCAACGTTGACCCGACCAACCAGGGTACTGCGGCTGGCCGTTTCTCGGCGTCGTTGAACCTCGGTTATTCGGCGAACACGCTGACCGCGGTTGCTACCCCCGGTGTTCCGCTGTTCCTGGCCGCTGTGGCTCAGGGCACGGGTGCTGGTGGATCGAGCGGTAACGCTCGTCAGGTAATCAATTTCGTGATCGATGCGGGTCTGGCTCTTGACGAAAACCGCGTTCCGGAAACGGGCCGTTGGTTGGTACTGCCCCCGTGGGCGGCTGCCATGATCAAGCGTTCGGCCTTCCAGCAGGCGTATCTGACCGGTGACGCGGTATCTATCGCGCGTAACGGTCGGCTCGGCATGATTGATCGCTTCACGATCTACGTGTCGAACCTGCTGCCTATCGGCAATGCCATCAATACGGCTGTGACTGGCGGCCCTCCGTTCCCGGTTCTGGCTGGTTCACAGGCGGGCACTGGGTTGGCAGCTGGCGAATACGGCGTGTACTTCGGGCATTCGCTGGGTTTGACCTTTGCGTCGCAGATGACGAAGGTCGAGACTCTGCGGTCTGAAAGCACGTTCGGTACCTTGATGCGCGGTCTGCAGGTCTGGGGTTTCCAGGTCGTGAATCCGACTCTCGTCGGCGTCGCGGTCGTGAAGAACTCGGGCTTCTAAACCTAACGCCCTCTTGGGTGAAGTGAGCAAGGGGGCCGGTGAGCAATTACCGGTCCCCTTTTCTTCTGGAGAGTCTTGCGCATGGTCACTACAGTCACGAAATCTATCGATGACGCTCTGTTCGAAGCCCGCACAGTGGTGAACGATTACGTTTCGCCGTATCGTAACCAGGACTCGACCTTAATTTATTATCTCAACACGGCGCTTCGCGCGGTGTATTCGATAAGACCGGACGCCTATATAGGCAACTTCTCTACGGGTATCATCAGCAAGAACGCTGTGAACACGTACTCGACTGCTGACTTAGGACAGGTTCCGGCGACTCCGTTTCCGCTTGATGATCGGCAATTCTTTGAACCAGTGGTGGCATTCATAGCTGCCCGCATCGAGTTAGGGGATGACGAATTTACAGAATCTGCTCGCAGTACTCAGTTATTTGCGAGCTTCGTACAACAGCTTAGGGGTGCGTAACCGTGGCCGTCATTACACTCGATGGTGGGCAAAGTTCGCAGGCTCTAGGCGGTCAAGTTATCGCCTATGTTTCCCAGCTCGTAGCCCAGCAAATAGCGGGTGCCCCCGATACTCTTATTCAAGCGCAGCTGACGCTTGTCCTACGAGAGTTCTACACGAAGAGCACCGGTTGGCGGGCCAACGTTGGTCCCTATCAGATCAACGCCAATTTGAACACCATTCAGTTAAACCCGATTGATCAGAATACGCGACTCCAATTTGTGCTAGGCGTGTTCCTGTTTCCGTATCAGGGATCGAACGCCCCGTTCGGCCTGCAATCCATGGTCCGGCCCCCGGTAGGCGGAACGCCTCAGCCGCCGGCGCGTTACTTTATGCAGCTTCCCGACGTGGTGCAGTTGGACCCCGTCCCCGACCAGACCTACGGCAATATTCTATATGCATATGCTAGCCTCGTGCCGCTTAGCACCGCGGTGACGTTGCCCGATATGGCGTACACCCACCACATTGACGGACTCCTGTGGGGCACGATGGCTCGCCTCTACATGATGCCTAAGAAGCCTTGGTCTGATAAAGCCCTTGCTATGGAATACCAGAAGAAATTCCGTAGCGAGATCCTGTTCGCTCGTGACTTCGCGAACCGCGGCTATGGTCCGGCAGATACCGCAATGCGATTCCCGCCCTTCGCAGGCCGCGGTGGATCGCAAGTCTTGCCACGAGCGACTGGGTGAGTGGTCCTACTGATTTTCTTTATAACAACGCGCGGCACCTTTTTGCTACCGGGCAGCTAAACTGGCCGGCTGCGGCGGTCAACGCCATGCTGGTCAGCAGCGGGTATGCCCCGTCTACCGGCGACCAGTATGTTTCGGCGATACCGCCCAGTGCGATCATCGTTCGCGACGTAGCTCTAACAAGTTTGTCGGAGTCCAACGGCATCTGCGCCGGATCGATACCGATGTTCAATTCATTAATTTCGGTGTATCCGGTCGCTGCTATAGTGCTGTACGTCAAGGGCGTGTCGGACTCTGTATCGCCATTGATCTACTATTCTTCGACTGGCCCTGGTTTTCCGTTTGCAGTGACTGGCTTTAACTACTTCGTCGGATTCGATCTTTCCGCCGGCGGGTGGTTTCAGGTATGAGCGACCCATATCTGGCTAATGTCACGATGCTCCTGCATTTCGACGGTAACGACGGCGACACTTCTACGTCGGACTCCAGCCTGAATAATCTCCCGATCTCGTTCACGAGCCTCACTGGTATCGCGACTGGTGAGAAGATAAGTAGCAATCAGGCGAAGTTCGGTACGACTTCGCTCTACGTAGCCCCTTCAGGGACTGTTTCACCCGGGCGGGGCGGCGTCTTTTGTAACTCGCCTTTCGGGCCGTTCCCGAATCTACTTACTAACGATTTCACTGTGGAGTGTTGGGTTTATCAAGCCTCCGCGTCTTTTGTATCGACCTCGTATATTTGGAGTTTTGGTTATTCTCAGTATTTATTCGTGGATGGGTCTGTCGGAGTTTCGGGAGCCAACACGATAATTACTTTGACGGTTACAGACACTGTTAGCACTACAATGATTATAGGAGGAACGACGCTAACCGGAGCGGCGTTGACCTATAATACATGGCACCATGTCGCTGGCGTGCGTATCGGTACCGCCGTATCTTATTACCTAGACGGAGTTCTGCAGCAAGCGGGTACCGCGGCGGGTAATCTCGGAACACAGGCATATGCCTATCCTACAGTAGTCCTCGGTCGCGACCCTACGTCCCGTTCAACTCAATATTCGTTCCCCGGGTACATAGATGAATTCCGCGTGACGCAAGGTGTTGGCCGGTACACGGCGAACTTTACGCCGCCGACCGCGCCGTTCGATAGCCCAGTTATCCCCCCTGGTCCTAGGACTGTTTTTTTGGGGCACTTCGACGGGGTCTCAGGGAGCACCGCATTCGTAGATAGTAGTCCTTATGGTCCGCGCACTTGGGCTCAAAGCGGTTGCACGCTGTCTAATGCTCAGACTATGTTCGGTCCTACGTCTTTATATTCGGCTCCAGGAAATGGATACGCTGGATTTACAGAGGGCAGCGAATTTGGATTGGGCACTGTAGATCACACTTATGAATTATTTGTCTACCCGATTAACCCGTTTCCAGGCGGCTCAGTGTTCCGACAAGTTAGTTTCGGCTCCATCGGCGGTTCTATGTGGTTGATTTACGATTGGTACAGCAATGCTAGCTATACTCCAGGGGTTCAACTCTTATCACAGAGCGGGCAGATCTTACATCTAGTCTCTACTGTTGCGGCTACTATTAACGCGTGGAATCATATTGCTATAGTTCGACACAATAACGTCGAATATATTTACGTTAACGGCGTTTTAGGGGCGTCTGCTCCGCTCCCTACATTAGATCTAGGTGGAATAGGCAGTAACGATTTCCTATCTATAGGCGGGGACGCGCTCGGCATTGCAAATTTTACCGGGTATATAGACGAGTTCATGATAACGATTGGTTTAGCTCGGTATACTGCACCGTTCACGCCGCCTGCTGCGCCTTTTAATAGTTTGCCGCTTCCGACTACCACGTATAACATTCAAGGCGATCCTAATTTTTCGTCCGACAGTCTTCTGCTCCATATGGACGGGACGAACGGGAGCACAACGTTCGTAGATAGCTCTCCGTCTCCGCTGACTGTAACTGCAACGGGCGCGGCACAGAACGACACGGCTCCTACTTACACGAGTTCTTTCAACGGCACGCAGCCGATCAATGTATTCGCAGGAACAGGCGTAGGTAAGTTCTCGACAGCGACTCAGACTATCGCCGCTGGTTTGACAGTTCCTGTTGTCGCCGGCGGTCCTCTCGACATCTCGACAGGCGACTTCACTATCGAAGGCTGGTTCATGCAGTTCGGTGCTCCTCCGAACATCGATACAGTATTTTTTGAATATAGTAACGGTCTCGGATACGCGGGATACTCTTATGGGTTTCAATTCGAGATCAACACTCAGAACGCTCTGATTAGTTTTAAAAACGGGAGTTCCAGTCTAGTGACTGGCGGAACCCCCTACGCTACCTTCTACCCCTACAATTGCTGGCATCATATCGCCGTAGTCCGTTCGGGTAACACAGGGATGATGTTCTTCAACGGTTTCCAGCAAAACTCCCCGCCTAGCGTTACCTGGAGCGGACCCATATTTGATAACACCCACGTCTCTTTACTGACTATAGGCAACTCAATCGACGGCCCGGTGACTGGTCTTTATTTTAACGGGTACTTGGATGAAGTTAGGGTAACCAAGGGCCTAGCCCGCTACACTTCGAACTTCACGCCCCTTCCCGGCCCGTTTGGAGGGTTAGTCCCGGTGACGATTCCGTCTGGAGGGTACGCATATGGTCGATTTGTTTCGGCGCCTCCGGTGACTAAAGCCATACAACTTGGTAATGTAGGCGCTATCGAGCCCCGTATCTGGGCACCTATTTCGAACCGGACTGTGAGGTCCACGTCATGAGCAAGCTATCCGCCCGCTTTAATCAGAGTCCAAACGAGGTGAAACGCTACCTCCTGGACTACACTCTCGATCTCGCTGTAGGCGAGACTGTAATCAGTGCGGCTGCTCCGACTGTAGTTCCCACTCCTGGTCAGGTAGCCTCACCCCCGCTCGTCGTGAATAACGTTGTGATCGGACCGGGCAATCTCCAGGTCGCGTTCTTCGTGAGCGGTGGCGTCAACGGAAACTACTACGAAGTCCAATTCCTCACGACAACGTCTCTCGGGCAAGTCCGGGAAGATGTCGTCGCATTCAACATACTCGGTGATCTATGAGTAATCTGCTGCTGTTTCAAGATAACGCTTCATCGCTGCTGGCCTCTGGAATCACGAACGTCGCGACGACCCTTACAGTCACTGCGACTACCGGCGCGCTGTTCTCTGCTCCCGGCGCTGGCCAGTACGCTCTCGGTACCATAGAAGATGTCAGCGGGAATATCGAAGTTGTGCAGATTACATC